ATAATAAACATAATTATAGGAGAATAATCGATGGCCGAAAGAATTGTATCGCCAGGTGTATTTACTAATGAAATAGATCAGTCATTTTTACCCCAAGGAATTGGTGAAATAGGTGCTGCTTTAATTGGACCAACTATAAAAGGCCCAGCACAAATACCAACAAAAGTAAAAAATTATGCTGAATTTGAAAGTATATTTGGATCATATACAGAAGATTCATATTTACCATTTACAGCAAAAGAATATCTAGATAATGCAGGAACATTAACAGTAACTAGATTATTATATGAAAATGGTTACAAATTAACTAATGGAGCATTAGCAGTTATTGCAGAGTCTGGATCTGGAGCAGGAAAGAAAAGTTTTGTTTCTCATATTCTTCATCCTACCGTTCCTATAAATTATTCTGCAGATGCAAATATATTTGAAGACTCAAGCATTTCAAGTGGCGAGTCAGGATCATTTTCCATAACAGTTTCTGGTTCATATGGTGTTGATAATACATATCCTGGATATTCTGGATTTGCTTCTACTACAGGCGTTAACACAACAATTTCTGCTTCTATAAATAATTCAAGCAATTCATATATAGAAAAAATATTTGGAAGTAATCCTAAATCAATTGATTATCCTGTATATGTTCAATATGAAAATGAAAATATTAAAAATGAATTTAATAATATAGCTCATATATCCCTTAAGTTACAAATTATTGACAATTACGAATATTTACAAGATTTTAAAGCTCCAGCTTCTCCATTTATTACTTCACAAAAAATAAGCGGAACATCAAGAAACTTATTTAAAGTACATTCATTATCTCATGGAACGGGTGAAAATTATGATTTTAAAATAGGTATACAAAATATTATAACAGCTGCTGAAAATCCTGAACAAACAGGATATGGTAAATTTGATTTAATAGTAAGAGCTGTTAATAGTAAAAATATTTTATTATCTCCATTTGATTCTGACGATACTGACACATCGCCAGCAATTTTAGAATCATTTACCAATTTAAATTTAAATCCAGATTCTCCTAGATATATTTTAAAAGTAATTGGAGATGTTCATAAATATATTGATCCATCTTCTAAAAGATTGGTTGAATCAGGGACTTTTGATAATAATTCAAAATATATAAGAGTTGAGGTAACAACTGCAGTTGAAAATAAAATTAATCCTAGTGCAATACCATTTGGATATAAAGCAGTAAGTTCTCCAATATTAAATCCATCAGCAAGTATTAATTTAGTTGCTAGTTCAAATGTAACTACACAAGTTGGAACATCTGGATATAATTCAAATATATTCTTTGGATTTGATTATACGAATACAAATAACTTAAATTATCTTGCTCCAATTCCAACTTCTGGATCAACAACAGGTAATAACTCAGATTTTTATTTGGGAGATTTAAATCAAGATGCTGGAGCTAGCTTTCCATCATCTGCACCATATTCTGGATCAATCGGAACAGCATTAGACGCTGGAATTATAAATGCTAACATAGCTATTGGAACAAGAAAGTTTATGATTCCTATACAAGGAGGATTTGATGGAGCTAGACCAAATCTACCAAAATATTCCGGAGAAAATATTTCTTCTACGAATGCATTCGGATTTGATTGTTCAGCAGATGGAAAATCTGGTACAACAGCATATAAAAATGCATTTAATACATTGTCAAATACAGATCAATATGATTTCAATATGTTGATAACACCAGGTGTAGTACATGAATTACATCCTTCTGTAACTAATGCTGGTATATTATTATGTGAAACAAGAGCTGATGCTTTTTATGTAATGGATCCTGTTGGAAAAACAAGTAATATTAGCACAGCTAAGAATACTGTTAAAACATTGGATTCAAGTTATGCAGCAACATATTATCCGTGGGTATTAGCACAACCAGCTGGTGCACCTAAATCATTATGGGTACCACCATCAGTTGTTGTTCCTAGTGTGTTATCATTTACAGATAGAATTGCACATCCATGGTTTGCACCTGCAGGATTAAATAGAGGTGGATTATCAATGGTATCTAAAACATATATAAGATTATCTCAATCAGATAGAGATGAATTATATGAAAATAGAATTAATCCAATTGCTAATTTTCCAAATGAAGGAGTATGTATTTGGGGACAAAAAACATTACAAGCATTACCATCTGCATTAGATAGAGTTAATGTTAGAAGATTATTAATCACCGTTAAGAAATTTATTGCTTCTGCTACTAGATTTTTAGTATTTGAACAAAACACTGCATCAACAAGAAATAGATTTTTACAAATAGTAAATCCTTATTTGCAAGATGTAGTAGCTCAATCAGGTTTAAGTGCATTCCGTGTAATAATGGATGAAACAAATAACACACCAGATGTAATTGATCAAAACTTTTTAGTAGGACAATTATTCTTACAGCCAACCAGAACTGCAGAATTTATTGTATTAGACTTTACTATTCAACCAACTGGTGCTTCATTTCCTGATTAATTTTTAGAAATGAATATATTTATATAAAATAGGATATAAAATGTCAATAAACATAGATTTACTTAAAGAATTACCAAATCAAGGTCAAACTCAATTAGAACAAAATTTAGCAGGAGTCGATTATACCGATTTATTTGCAAAAGCATTTGATTGGGAACCTAAAATGACCAATAGGTTTATTATGGAATTTCAAGATATTCCATCTCATTTAATAAAAGCATCTGGTAGACCAAGCGTTAATAACGGAAATGTAGTCTTAGATCATATTAATGTTGAAAGAAAAGTTAAGGGAAAAACCAGATGGCAAGACCTCACTATAACATTATATGATGCAATTGTTCCGTCTGGAGCACAAGCAGTGATGACATGGATTCGTAATCATCATGAATCATTAACCGGTAGAGATGGATATGCAACTGGTGCTTCCTCATATAAAAGAAATATTAATTTTTATTCTTTATCACCAACTGGTGAAAAAATAGAAGAATGGGAACTAGTAGGAGCATATATTAATGATGCATCGTTTGGAGATATGGATTGGTCAAATGAATCTGCAGTCGAAATTTCTTTGACATTATCATATGATTATGCAGTATTAAAGTATTAATTTTTTTAAATAATGGGAGTTTATTGCTCCCATTTTTACTGTACAAAAATATTTATTACAAAGAGTCTATTCAATTTCATACTGTTACAATTTAAATTTAGGTAACATATGAATCGTATATTTATTGCATTTTTATTATTATTAACTTTTAATGTATTTTGTCAAGATACTATCTTTCGATTTGAAGAAAAACCAATTATTGGAAAGATATTATTTGCTGATAATGATAATATATTGTATAATAAAAATAATTTTCTAAAAGATATATCAACAGAATTTGTATTTGGATACAAACAAAATAATAAATTATCTATATTATATAAAGAAAAAGAACAACCATTCACTACAATACAAATGAATGATTATGTAATGGGTAGAACAAAAGGATATCAAGATCATATTCCAGGAATACCATTTACTATAGGATTTTTTAGTTCTTATTTTTATACATATTATAATACAAGAGGGTTAACTAGAAATCCAAAATTTTCATCATTAGCATTTACAGCAGTTCCATCAATTGTATTTACATATGTAAAGCCTAAAGCAAATAAAAAATGGAGTCTAGAGAAAAGAACTGGATATCGATTATCTAGATCTGAAAAAAATCAAGTTTCTTCATGGTGGGGTGCAGCATTAGGAACTACTGTTATATATATTCTTTACTTTTCTAGATAATATATATTTATAATAAAGTTATTAAAAGGAGTTTTATATGACAAAAGTAACAGATCGTTATGACGATAAAAATTTAATTAATTTAGCAAAACAACAATACGATAAAAAACAAAAATCAAAATTACCTTCGGATATAGTAAAACTACCATCTGCAGGTAAAATATATCCAGAAGATAGTTTACTAAGACAAGGTAGTGTTGAAATGCGTCATATGACTGCATATGATGAAGATATATTAACAAATGCATCATACATAAATGAAGGAGTGGTATTAGATAAACTTTTAGATTCATTGATAACTTCTGACATTGATATCAATGAATTATCTGGGTTTGATAAAGAAGCATTGATTGTAAATGCAAGAATATCTGCATACGGAAGTGATTATCCTATTACAATTACCGATCCAAAAACAAAAAATAAAATTAATCGTTCTGTAAATTTAAATAATTTAAAATTTAAATCAACTGATTTAAATACAAATGAAGCTGGAGAATGTATATATCATTGTGAAGATGGATCTATAATTCATTATTCATATGCTCCAAAAAAACAAAATTTCGAAATTACAGAATCAAATCGTATTTCATCATTTTTGTTAACATTGATACGTGAAACTAATAAAAAAAGAAATATAGAAGATATAAAAAAATATATTCAATATGATTTTACATTTTTAGAATCTAAAAAGTTTCAAAAACATGTTTTAGACAATATGCCTGGATTAGTAACAGAAATAGAAGTTGAAGGTGAAGACGGAGGCACCTTTACAGCCGGGTTTCAATTTGGACCAGACCTTTTTTGGCCTAACCTCTAAAGACAGACCAAAGTTACACTCTAATCTATTTGATTTACTATGGCTTGGAGAAGGAAAATGGGACTGGGAGACATTATATTATATGCCAGTATATCTACGATCATTTTATATAAAAAAAATAGAAAAACTATACAATGATAAAAAAGAAGCTCAAGAAAAACTTCAATCTGGAAATAAATCGTCTAAAAAAATAGAAAAAGGTCCTTTTTAAATATTTATAAGAAAGGATGTTCAACTTGTTAAATCAAACTCCAATATATAGTTTAAAACAATTACCGGTAATTGGACAAAGACCCCAAGGTGGCGGCGGCGGCAGCGGCGGAACCACCGGTGGTGGAGATTCAACTAACAATCCAATATCGGATACAATTACAAACCAATTATTTAACACAACAAAATTAAAAGAGTTTCTTGATAAATATGCAGCGTACGCTGAAACTATTGATAAAACAAACACCCTACTAGAAAGACAAATAAGAATTCTTGGACTATCACAACAAGGAACTAAAGCAGTAGTATCTCAATTTGATATTTTAGAAGAACGAGTAAGAGGTATTGCTAAAGAATTTAATTTAACATCTGGTGGAGCACAAGAAGTAGGAAAACAAATTGATAAACTAGGCTTAAAACTAGGCATTAACACTAAAACAGCAAAAGCTTATTTTACAGAAATAAACAAACTAACTCCTGGATTAGGAAGACTAGACAAAGTTTCCCAACCATATTTTAAAAATTTACTTCGTTCAAATGATATACTCCGAGAAAAATTAAATTTATCAGCTAAAGAAGCATTATCTGTTCGAAAATTAACAAATTTGCAAAATAACGAATTAATACCATCAATTGATGAGTATATACAAGTAGCAGCACAAATGCAAGATGAAAATATTACCGGAGCATTTCAAACGTTTTTCGGAGAAATATCAGAAACTAGTACAGATATACTTGCACAATATAGCAGAATGATGCCAGAAGCTTTAATGAGAACAACTGTTGAAGCTAAACGATTTGGATTAACATTAACTGATCTAAAAAAGACCGGCGATGGAATGTTAGATATTCAAAAACAAACTCAAGCAACATATGAATTCCAATTGTTTACTGGTAAACGATTAGAAACACAAAATTACAAAAACGTTGCAGCTGCATATAATAGAGCGACTATAGAAGGAGATGCTGCAACGCAGATGGATATAATTAAAGAATTAACAAGAGATCATCGTAAAGACTTAATTGATAACATAGAAGCTCGACGTACGTTAGCACAAATGTTAAATATGGATGAAGGAAAATTATTAGATATTGTTACTTTACAAGATGAACTTAATGATTTAACTACTGAACAAGAAGGACAATTAAGTGCAGCTGGATTAGAAGCATTAAATGAAATAGAAACATTGTTAAGTGATCAATTCCTTGATAGAAGATTTGCAAAAGGAGAATCAGCATTAGTAAGAGATTCTGGTGCAAATTTTGATGCAAAAGGTATGGCCGGATCAGATGATATTGCAAAAGCTGTAGATAAAATCACACAGGGTCTTCAAACTGATGTTGGACAAATGTTTGTAGGAGCAATGACTGTAGGATCATTTATTCAAGGTGCAGGTGGTGCAATAAAAGGAGGACTTTCCCCTGCAGCTGGATTCAAACCCACCACCGGCGGAGGTAAAAGATTTGGAGGACCTGTAGCATCCGGTACATCTTATATGGTAGGAGAAATGGGGCCAGAAACATTTACTCCATCTAGTGCTGGAACTATCACACCGAACAATCAAATATCATCAAATAATAATAGTGGTACTCGGGCTATAATAGACGCATTAAAGTCAGTAAAATTCAATGTTATAAATAATTTTGACGGAAGTGCTATACTAACATCAATTGAATTAGCAGAAGGAAATAGATTAACATAGAATTAAGATATGGCAAATTTTTTCGACATAAACAAACAATATATACCTATTAGTGATAAGGTTGAGGATGGATTTATAACTAAGTTCAATTTAACTGAAAGATATGATCCAACTCTAGAAGTATCGACATCTTTAGAAAAAATTAAACCATATACAATCGATTTAACTCAATCAGGGAAAGGAACTCCTAGTGTTTTATATTCTATAGACTTATCACAATCAGGTAAAGGAACTCTTAGTACAGAATACAGCGTAGATACAAATCAATCCACGAACGGAACTCCTAGCACAGAATACAATGTAAACACAAATCAATCCTCAAACGGAACTCCTAGCACAGAATACAATGTAAACACAAATCAATTTTCAAATAAAATTCCATTTACGCTTTATACTATAGATACATCACAAACATCAACTAATATTCCAGCTAATCAAATGAATATTATTGATACAACACAATCATCTACCAGCAGACCAAGTATCATAATGCCAACATTACAAATATTGCCTATAGGTACTCAAGTTCCAAATCAATATTACCAACCAGATCAACAAGAATCCACTGAAATAGGACCGACATTCAAAAGTAATGATGGAACGGTTACAACTAATTCATTTTTATCAAATAAGAAATATGAAAATAAAACAATTAATTTGAATGCATCTCCAGATGATGAACAAAGAGCATTAAATGCAAAAAATCAATTTAAAGGGTTAAATTCAAAAACTGACATTTTAGAAACAACAAGTAATAGATTAGCTAATAAAATATTGAATGGAGCTACTGCATTATTTGGATTAGATAATATTAATTCATCATATGCTTTAAAAGGAACATTTGAAACATTACCATTTTCAGAATTACGTCCAAATCCAAATTTAGCACCAGGTGCTACATATCAAGACTTCCGAAGTAGATTGCCTGTTTCTTCTAAACGAATGGACGGAGCAGCTGCAGCAGCTAGGGGGAGTGTAAAAGCTGGTTCATATTTTTCTGCTACTAGAACATTACCTGGAGGAGCATACTCTGTATTTAATTTAGAAAACACATATGGATTTCCAATAAACTCTGCAGCAGTTGGTAATGATTTCACAAAAAGATCAGAAGTAGCTACCAGTTGGAATCCGCTAGCTGGCACTGATATAAAAGACGCATTATCAAAAGCTAAAGATTTAAAAGATGGAGGAAGTATAAATCAAAATATAGGAGCATGGGTACGATCAAAGAATCCATTAGAACTAACAACAAGATTTACAGGAGACAAAGTTACAGTTATTGACTTTGGAAAAAGATCTAATAGTTCAATATATCAATGGAAACCGGAGGGAGCTTTAGCTGGAGCATTAAATAAAGCTGAAATTTTCGGATCAACTATTGGAGAAACATTAGGAGTAGGTAGAACAAGTGATTTGATTAAATTCTTTTTTAACGGTCCTAAATTATATCCTGGATCAACTGAAGTTGATGATGTTATTGTATTTAGAGCAATTATAAATTCTTTAACTGATTCATTTTCTGCCAATTGGAGTCCTGTACAATTTATAGGAAGAGCAGATCCTAATTATACATATCAAGGATTTTCAAGAAATTTTGATATAGGATTTACGGTATATGCTTCAAATCGGGATGAACTAAAACCAATATACAGAAAATTAAATTATTTAGCTAGTTATACGGCTCCTGAATATTCAGATGATACATTCGTAATGAAAGCTCCATATTTAAGAATGACCGTAGGTGATTTATTAGTCCAACAACCAATTGCAGTATCTAGCGTATTTTATACATTTCAAGATGCTGAAACAACATGGGAAACAAATATTGAGCAAGATCCAACTAATATGGAAGTGCCTAAAAAAATTGATGTAACATTATCTGGATTCTTGATTACCGATTATCTACCACAAAAAGGAGGAAGATTCTATACGTTGGCAAAAGATTTTGACGAAAACGGACAACCTAAACCAGGAAATAATGATTGGTTGAGTGATTCAGTACAAACTGAAGCAAAAACATTATCATTTGATGATTTATCAAAAAGACAACAAAGACAAACAGAAAAATTAATTCGAAAAGACAAAAGACGTACTAGTAGAGAGAACAAAAAAAATCAAGAATTAATTCAACAAGGAAAAGGTAGTAGACCTGGTTTCTAATAGAAAATTATGAATAGATATGAAAACATACCAATTATAAAAACAGATGCAGGTAAGCAAAGATTTGCTTCTAGCTTTTTACCAACAATACCAACATCAGAACAAGATATTTATATAGTTACTACATCAGTTGAAAGGTTAGATCATTTAGCTAAACAATTTTATGATGATGAAAATTTATGGTGGGCAATTGCGTTAGTCAATAGTATTGGAAAAGGAACTATATATGTTCCTATTCAAACAAGATTACGAATACCACCCAAAAGTACTATAGAAGAATTAATATAAAATAAAATATTATGGCAGGAGATGTTTATTATTCACAAGTTAATTCAAGTTTAAGAAAAGAATTGCTAGCTCGATCTCAAGCTGGAAAATTAAATAGATCTCCAAAGTCTATAGATTTCATGTTAAGTAAATTAACTAATGTCCAAATTCAAGCATTTGAAGGAGATACAGCTACTACACCAGTAATTGGAACATTAGGAGGTGGATTAGTAACACAAAATTCTGAAGATGGAAATTCATATTTACCTGGTGGAGTTAATGGATATGCAACAAATATATCAACACGTCCTGGACCTGTTATAACAGGAGTTACCGTTAATGTAGCAGATCAAGGAGAAAAAGGAATAAATACTGCTACCATTAATTTAGTAATAATGGATCCAGAACAATTAAATGAAATAGAAGATATATTTTTTAGACCTGGTAGAGCATTAAAAATTTTTATAAAACAATCTGAAGATGTTATACAAAATGAAGAGGGTGAATCTAAATTAAATCAAGATGAATTATTATATACTACTAAAATATTGCAACAACAATATGAAGGAACAGATCTAGATTTAGATGATTTTTTCAAAATGAATCAGTTAGTATTTACCGGATTAGTAGATGGATTTAAAGTAGAGTATAACATAGATGGAACTTTGGATGTAACATTATCAACAAGATCAATATTTGGTATATATACTGATGTATCAATGTTCATAGTAAATCCAAGAATACCAAATTCTTCAATTGAAGCACCAATAACAGAAACATTTTCTGACATATTAAAAGGAGATATTAACAACGAAGTAGAAAGATTGAAAAAAGATTATCCGGATGGATTTATTAAACAATTTCAAATATTAAATGAAAATGATAAACCTAAGAAAAAATCTGGATATGTTCCAAATTCAACTGATCGTGTATTAATGTATGGACCATTATATAAATCAAAAGATAATAATAAATATGCATATTCTACTATGATATCAGTAGGATTATTAATAGATTTTTTACATAAATATATTTACTTACCAGCATTAGAAGATGATACTGATATAGATTCTCCTATAGTAGTTCCAAATATGCAAATTGTTTGTGATGATCGAATCTGTAAAACAAATTATTATGATGAATTAGTTTCTGCAGATCCTAAACGTATTTTATTATATCAAGGAAACACAGAAGAATCAAAAACAAATACATACACACCATTAATAAATAAAGAATTTGGAAGAAGTAGTAAAGACACCACTACAAATACTGAGATTACACCATCAGATGAGTTTAATAATTCTATAGAAGTAAATTCTGATAGTAGTTTCTTCTCTAATACATCGATATTTGAAAGTGATATTACTCCTCCGACATTTTCGCCAACAATAACAAATGCAGATGCTAGTTTTAATAAAGAAGCAGCCACTACAGATATACATCTGTATGAAGACTATGATATTAACTATTATGACGAAATAACAAATATTGACAATATTCCAGGATTCTATCAAGTATCTGACAAGGATGAAGTTGATCCAACATTAGAATCAACAAAGTATGGATGTATATCTAGAATACTAATTAATGTTGAAACAATTGCTGAAATTGAAAATAAATTACGATTAGAAACTACAAAACCATTTAATATCAAAAATTTTATAAAATTATTATGTCGTGAAATACGTACAACATTAGGAGGAGCAGTTTCTCCTGGACTTATTTATCATCCAGAATCTACTAGCACATTATTATTATATGATCAAAATTATCTAGGACCAGATGAACAAATATCAGAATTTGAAATTCCATTATTTTCTAGCAAAGGGTTAGGAACTATTGTACGAGATGCAAAACTTTCATATGAAATTCCTGATAAATATAAAAATTTATTATTTGGTATTAGATCTGATGCAATTTCTCCTTCGAAGGTAGCCGCATACAATCCATTTATATTAGCAAATAACACTAATAGGCCGTCATTTGAAGAAAGATGGACAAAAAAACATGAAGAATCATTAAAACAATTGAAACAATCAAAAGGAAAATTAACATTAGATATATATGATCAATCATATATAGAAAATTTAAAAACAGCTTTATTTCAATATGTTCAATATTCAGAACCTAAATTAAAAGACTCAATAAATATACAAAAACCTAGATACCCATATTCATTAGATTTTACAGTCGACGGTATTAATGGATTTAGATTTGGAGATGTATTAAGATTTAGAGGAATACCAAAAAAATATAGTGATTGGGTATTCACTGTAGATAAAATAGTTCATAAACTTGACTCAAAAGGTGAATGGACAACTAATTTAACTTGTTCCACTAGAGCTAGAAGCCGTTCAATAATATAATGAGAAAAAAAGAATATTATAACAAAGAAGAAATCGTTGAGAATCAATATACTACTGGACAGGAGTATATGACTAAAAATCGTGTTGAATATATTGGATTATATCACAAATATATTACCGGCGAAGTTTATACATTAGCTAGATATAATTCTAATAAATCAATTCCACTAATTCCATATCAAGAAGAATCTGATGATATAAAATTATATAAATCTAATAAATCAAAAATAAAAACTAAATATAGTACTCCGAGTATATTTTATCCATCCCCTACTGTAGATGATATTAAGAAAAATCGTATAACAAGATATATTTTAAAAAATGTATCTACAAATCAAATTTTTGAAACTGATTTACAAACAGTTAAGAATTATCAAAAAAAGAAAATTGATAATAATTTATATCAATTAGAAACAATTGAATGGAAAATCACCGGTCCATTAAATACGACAACAATAAATGGAATTACCCAAATAGGAGTGATAGAAGAAAATATTGAAACAATACGTAATAAATCAAGAAAAATGTCAGGATTATTACAATATTTTAAATCATATTCTGAATTTTATACAGACACTACATATGAAATACCAGAAAATATAAATCAATCTTTTTCATCTACGCCTATACAAACTACTGATACTTCAACATCGGCTACTTCATACTAGAATATTTTGATTTTATCAAAAGATTTATTATTATATTAATGTATGATAATAAAAGACGATTCAAAAGAACTAGATTCGTTATTACAAGATATTGAAAATGAGACTCATATATTGGTAGTTCCAATATTAGCAGATCATCAATTACATCCGTCTATCAATAAAATATCGTGTATATACGTATATTCAAACAATGAAATTGAATTCATTGTTCCTATTCATCATACAGAACAATTAACCGGGTTTAAAGAACATCTAAATAAACTACTCAATCTAGAATCTATATTTGTCCATGACAAAAAGTTATGGTTACAAATGGGCGGAAATAACAATGTCTATGATGTTAAAACTCTATGGTGGTATACATACGGAGAAGCATACGACGAAAATCATTATTATACAGCAGCTCATCATTTTTATTGGAGAAGACATACTAATTTGCAGCATGTAAATACAATTGTTCCTTTAATGAAACATGTAGAAATGTGTCAAAAAATACGCAAGTATGCAATGCCAATGATTGTTAATTCTAAATTAACTGAAACATACAAACAATTTAATACACATTATCCAAAAATATTTGCTGAGATTGAATCTAACGGAATGCAAGTAACTAATTCTTTTAAAATGAAAGAGTTAATTACTAACAATAAGGTCTATTCAAATTATCATTATCATACAACTACAGGCCGACCATCTAATGCATTCCGTGGATTTAATTTTGCCGCAATGAATAAACAAGATGGAACAAGAGATTCGTTTTGTAGTAGATTTGAAAATGGTGCATTGGTTGAATTTGATTTTGATGCATATCATGTAAGATTAATTGCTCAACTTATAGGATATAAA